ATAGAGCCCCCGTATGAGACTTTTTCGGGGAGGAGGCGAGGCTTTTGGGGCGAATTGCAATCACGCGTGAAACCATTAAGGCGCAGACCGTAACGGCCATGAAAAAGATGGGCACTTTTGCTCCGGAATATGAGCCGATAATCGAGATTTACGCCGGACTCCGTGAACAATACAACCGGCTTTCCGCCGAGTATTCGGACGGAAAAAGCTACCATTACGCGACCCCGACAGCGGACGGCGGCGCCAAAAAGTCCCCTCTCTCCATGACCATTGAAAGCCTGCGCAAGGACATCCTGCTGTATTCGGACCGGCTGATGCTCAACCCCAAGGCCCGAGCCGATGCCGGCAAGGGGAAACCCAAAAAATCCAGACTGGCGGAGGCGCTGAAGGATGGCCCGTAGGAAGGCGGAGCGTTTTCCCAACTGGGCAACGGTCATGGAGTACGTGGACTCCATCCTGGAGGGTCGGAAGATCGCCTGCCAGGAGTTGATCCAGGCGTGCCGGCGGTTCAGGCAGGACTTGGAGAATCCTACCTGGGACTTTAAGCCACGGGATGCGGAGTTTGTAATCCGGATCATCGAGACCACCTTCGTCCACCAGCAGGGGGAGCGCCTAGACGGAACCCCGCTGCGGGGACAGCCGTTCCTGCTGGAGCCATTCCACAAGTTCATCGTGTACAACCTGCTGGGCTTTTTCCTGGCGGGGACCAAGGAGCGGCGGTACAAGGAGGCCCTGATCTATATCCCCCGGAAAAATATCAAGACGTCTTTTGCCGCGGCGCTGGTCTGGGGCCTGGCGCTGCTGAACCGGCGGAGCGGATCCAAGGTCTACATTGTGGCGGCGGCCCTGAAGCAGAGCCTGGAGTCTTTCAACTTCATCAATTTTAACCTGGAGCAGATGGGGGAGAAGGATAACTTCCGGGTGATCGACAACAACCAGGAGCACAGCATTCAGGGCGACCTGGGGGACGGGTCCATCTTCATCCAGGCCTTGGCGGCCAACCCGGACCGGCAGGATTCCTTGAACTGCAACGTGGCTATCGCAGACGAAATGCACGCCTACAAGACCCCGAAGCAGTACAACATCATCCGGGAGGCCATGAAGGCCTACACCAACAAGTTGATGATCGGCATCTCTACGGCCGGTGACAATGAGCAGGGCTTCCTGGGGCAGCGGCTGAAATACTGCCGCAAGGTCCTGGACGGGACCATCAGGGACGACCAGTATTTTATCTTCATGTGCTGCGCACCAGAAGGCGTCAAGGACGGGACCGTGGACTTCACGGATCCCAAGATCCAGGAGATGGCCAACCCGGCATACGGCGTCAGCATCCGGCCTGCGGACATCCTCAACGACGCCCTCCAGGCAGTCAACGATCCGCAGCAGCGGAAGGACTTTTTCGCCAAGTCTCTCAACGTCTACACCAATGCCATGCGGGCCTGGTTCGACATTGACGAGTTCCGAAAAAGCGATGCGGGCTATGACTGGACGGTGGACCAGCTGGCCAAGCTGCCCATCGACTGGTATGGAGGCGCGGACCTCTCCAAGCTCCACGACCTGACGGCAGCGGCCCTGTTTGGACACTACAAGGACGTGGATATTATCATCACCCACGCATTTTTCCCGGTGGTGGCGGCCCATGTCAAGGCGGAGCAGGATCAAATCCCGCTGTTCGGCTGGGCGGACGATGGATGGCTGACGCTGTGCAACTCCCCGACGGTCAACCACGCCGACGTGGTCAACTGGTTCATCGACATGCGGCGGCGGGGCTTCAAAATCCGCCAGGTGGGCCATGACCGGAAATTCTGCCGGGAATACTTCGTGGCGATGAAAAATGCCCGGTTCAAAATCATCGACCAGCCGCAGTATTACTACAAAAAGTCCGAGGGCTTCCGACATATCGAGGCAGCAGCCAAGAACGGGAATCTCTACTACCTCCACAGCGAGGCCTATGAATACTGCGTGGCCAATGTGACCGCCGTGGAAAAGACGGACGACATGGTCCAATATGACAAGATCCGGCCGGAGCAGCGGATCGACCTGTTTGACGCCTCCGTGTTCGCCTGCATCCGGTATCTGGAGAACATGGAGAAATCCCAGAAGGCAAAGGAGTGGCTTGGAAAGTGAGTAAGAGACGGCGGGCGCGGCCGGCGCCCAGAGAGCGCCCTAAGCAGACCCGGAGCATGGCATGGCTGTGTGCCCCGGATACATACGACAGCCTTTGCTGCCAGGGCTATGTGAGCCTGGCGGCAAATCCGGAGATCTGCGCCGGTGTTGATACCATCGCCCGGCTGGTGGGGTCCATGACCATCCACCTGATGGAGAACCGGGAGGACGGGGACGTCCGCATCCTCAATGAGCTGAGCCGCAAGATCGACATCGAGCCCAATGCCTACATGACACGAGCGGACTTCGTTCACTGGATTGTGCGGACCATGTACCTGGAAGGAAACGGCAACGCTGTGGTGTGGCCACGTACTCGTGCGGGCATCATCCAGGACCTGCAGCCCATCCCGTCGGCCTTTGTTGCATTTATTCCGGACGGCTGGGGCTACCGGGTAATCGTCAACGGCAAAGAGTATGATCCGGACGACGTGCTCCACTTCACCCTTAATCCGGATCCGTTGTATCCCTGGATTGGGACGGGGTATCGGATCTCCCTGGCGGACGTGGCCCAGAACTTAAAACAGGCAGCGACCACCCAGAAAGGGTTCATGGAATCCAAGTGGAAACCGTCCCTGATCGTCAAGGTGGATGCTCTGACGGAGGAATTTTCCAGCCCGGAGGGACGCCGGGTACTGCTGGAGAGCTACATTGACACCGCCCGAGCCGGAGAGCCCTGGATGATCCCGGCGGAGCAGTTTGAGGTGGAGCAGGTGAAGCCCCTGACCCTGAGTGATCTGGCCCTGGACGCCATGGTGACGCTGGACAAGCGGACCGTGGCGGCGGTGCTGGGAATCCCGGCTTTCGTGCTGGGCGTGGGAGACTTCAATCGGGACGCTTGGAACAACTTCATCAACACGACGATCATGCCCCTGGCCCGGAACATGGAGCAGGAGCTGACGAAAAAGCTGCTGTATTCGCCCGGCTGGTTTTTCCGGTTCAACTCCTGGAGCCTGTTTTCCTACTCCATCAACGAACTGGTGAGCGCCGGTGCGGAGATGGTGGACCGGATGGCCCTGCGGCGGAACGAGTGGCGCGGCTGGGTCAACCTGCCGCCGGATCCGGAAATGAACCAGTTGCTGGCCTTGGAGAACTATATCCCTGCGGAAAAACTGGGAGACCAGAAGAAACTAAATGGAGGTGAGTGAGACGGAAAGACGGTTTTCGATCCCCCGGGACGGGCAGTTCCGGACCCGGGCGGAGGACGGCAATCTCTATATTGAGGGATACTTCGCTGTCTACAATTCCCGCTATGACCTGTGGGATGGTGCCTATGAGACCATCGCCCCGGGCGCCTTTGACGGGGAGACGGAAGGCGATGTCCGGGCCCTGACCAACCACGACACAACGCTGGTGCTGGGCAGGACCACGGCGGGGACCCTGACCCTGCGGACCGACGAGACGGGACTGTGGGGCTCCATCATCGTCAACCAGGCAGACCAGGACGCTATGAACCTGTACGAGCGGGTCAAGCGGGGCGACGTGTCCCAGTGCTCCTTCGGCTTTGATATCCTGGACCAGGATGTGCAGTACCAGGACGGAGAGCCCACGGTGTGGGTCATCCGGAAGGTCCGACTGTACGAGGTGAGCGTGGTGACCTTCCCGGCTTACACGGACACCTCCGTGGAGGTCCGGCGGGCTGAGTTCGCCGATCTGGAGAAGCGGCGGAGCGAGGCCTGGAAGGCCAAAATACTGGCGAAACTGCGAGGCGGCCATGCGGACCCCTAATACACTACAATTTTTTGAGCGAAAGGAGAAAAAACATGCTGAAGATCCTGATGTTGAAGCGGCAGCTGGATACCAAGAGGAGCGAGCTGAAGGCCCTGGAGGAAAAGGATGCTGAATTTCAGACCCGGGAGGCGGAGCTGGAGACGTCCATCGGCGAGGTAGAGCCCGGCAATGCCGAGCAGGAAGCCGCCGTCACCGCCGAGGTGGACGCCTTCGAGGCAGACAAGACCGCCCACGAGACTGCCAAGCAGACCCTGTCTGCGGACATCGAGAACCTGGAGACTGAGCTGGCGGACCTGGAGCGCAAGGCTCCGGCCCCCAAGACCCCGGAAAAACGGGAGAAAGTGAGAGGTGACGTACACATGGAAACCCAGATCAACATTCGTTCCCTGCCCATGGGCCGCCGGGCCTTTGATGCCCTTCCCATGGAGCAGCGGCAGGCCATCGTAGCGCAGCCGGAGGTCCAGGAGTTCCTGGGCAAGATGCGGGGCATGAAGGGCCAGAACCGGGCAGTGACCGGCGCGGAGCTGACCATCCCTGTGGTGTTCCTGGACCTGATTTCCGAGAATATGTACCGGTACAGCAAACTGTTGAACCGTGTGCGGGTCCGCAATGTCCGGGGCGAGGCCAGGCAGACCATTGCCGGAATCGTGCCGGAGGCTGTATGGACGGAGATGTGCGGCGCCATCAATGAGCTGACATTCGTCTTTGGACAGGTGACCCTGGACGGCTACAAGGTGGCCGGATTCATCCCGGTGTGCAACAGCATGCTGGAGGACAGCGATATCGAACTCGCTGGCTCCATCGTTGAGATGCTCTCCGAGTCCGTCGGTCTGGCGGAGGACAAGGCCATCCTGTATGGCAAAGGTGCCGCCTCCAAAATGCCTCTTGGTATCGTGACCCGGCTGGCCCAGACTTCTCAGCCCAGTGACTACCCCGCCAACGCCCCGGCGTGGGTAGACCTGCACACCACCAACATCCTTAAGATCGGCGGCAGCGGTGTCACCGGTGCGAAGTTTTGGGCGCAGCTGATGGCGGCCACCGGCGCCACCCACACAAAATACAGCCGCGGCAATTTGTTCTGGGCCATGAACTCCAAGACCTATACCACCCTGAAATCCAAGGTGATCACCTTCACCGCTACCGGCGATATCGCCTCCAATATCTTCGGCGTGCTGCCCATCATCACCGGCGACGTGGATATCCTGGAGTTTATGCCGGATGGCGACATCGTGGGCGGCTACGGCGACCTGTACCTGTGGTCCCAGCGATCTGGCATGACCATTGAGCAGAGCCGTGAGGTCCAGTTCATTCAGGACAACACGGTATTCAAGGGCAAGCAGCGGGCGGACGGCCAGCCCATCATTCCCGGTGCCTTCGTGGCCATCAACATCAACAACGTGGAAGTTACGACCACGATGACCTTTGCGGCGGACATTGCCAACGACGCGGCGCTGACGGACCTAGCTATTTCCGGCGTGACCCTCAATCCTGGGACCTTCGATCCTGATACATTCTCTTACACCGGTACCAGTTCCACTGCCTCCGCCAAGATCGAGGCCACGGCGGCCCAGGCGGGCGCCAAGGTAGCTGTCGCATTTAACGGCGAAAACGTCCGCAACGGCGGCACCGTGAAGCTGACCAACGGTGCGGGAAATGTGGTAACCGTGACGGTGACCCAGGGCAACGCCGTCCGGGTGTATACGGTGACCATCACCGCTACCATCGGCGGCTAAGCCGGCCACGTGTCCGAATCGGACACGTGGCATGACATGAAATCCAGCCGAACGAAAGGAGACATTGGACATGGGCGAGCAGGCGATCTTGACCGCCTTAAAGGTGGATCTGCAGATCTCAACATCTGCAATGGATACATATCTGGGGCAGCTGATCACTGCCGCCCAGTCCTACATCTCCCAAGAGGGCATCACCCTGACTGAGAGCGTCGATGACGGGATGCTGGTGGAGATGTATGCGGCGTATCTCTATCGCCGCCGGCGTGAGGAGAACGTGCAGATGCCCCGGATGCTGCGGTGGGCACTGAATAACCGCCTGTTTTCCCAGAAAGTGAGGGGGACCTGATGGATGACGTGTTGGTCCTGGTACAACCGCAGCTGACTCAGAATGACATTGGCGATTTTGTGCCGGCCGGTCCTCCACTGACACAGCAGATATTTGGCTCCATCAGTTCCGTCAACCGTGCGGAGTGGTACAGCGCCGGCCAGGAAGGCCGAAAGCCTGAGCTGGTGTTTACCACCCCAATCGTCAATTACAGCGGCCAGCCGGAGGCGGAGTACCACGGGACGCGATATAGCATTTACCGCACCTATCTCCGCCAGGGGTCCGATGAGATGGAGCTGTATCTGGAACGAAAGGTGGGGGTGCAGAGTGAACATCAGAGCTGAGGACCTGGTGGATGCTGTTACCGAGGAGCTTGATATATATGCCAGCGAGGTCGCTGATACGGTCAAAAAAACCGTAACCGCCGTGGCCAAGGAGACTGTGAAGGTGGTCAAGCAGAAGAGCCCCTCAGCATCCGGTGCCTACAAAAAGTCATGGGCACAGAAGAAAACCTATGATAACGCCGGCAGTATCCAGATCACCGTATACAACCGCAAGCACTATCAGCTGACACACCTGCTGGAGAACGGCCACGCCAAAACGAACGGGGGACGGACACGGGCGTTCCCACATATCGCACCTGCGGAGGAGTTCGCTGAGCGTGAACTGGAGCAAGAGCTTCGGAGGAAATTGGGGGAAGGGAATCCATGAGCCTGGAGGAAATCAAAAAGTTGCTGGAAACGGCCGGCCTTCCGGTGGCTTACCGGGCGTTCCCTGTGGGAAATGCCCCGCCGCTCCCCTTTATTTGCTATCTGTTCTCCAGCACGAACAATTTTAATGCCGATGATGTGGTGTATCAGGTCATCAACCGCATCACCATTGAACTGTACACAGAAAGCAAGGACCTGGAAGCAGAAAATATGGTAGAGGCTGCTTTGAAGGACCTGTGCTGGGAAAAGTCTGAAGAATACCTGGATGACGAGCAATGCTATGAGATCATATACGAAATTGAGGTGTGACAATGCCTACCAATACTCCTAACAAGGTCAAATACGGCCTCAAAAATGCCCATTACGCGCTCCTTACCATCGGCGAGGACGGAACGGTTACATACGGAAAGCCCATCCCAATTCCCGGATCTGTCAACCTGACCATGAACGCCCAGGGTGATACGTCGACATTCTACGCCGACAACATGGCGTATTTTGTGACCGCTGCGAATGATGGTTACTCCGGCACTTTCGAGGTCGCGCTGATTCCCGATCAGTTCCGCCAGGATGTGCTCCATGAGACCCTGGACGAAGCAGCGCAGGTGCTGGTGGAGAATATCAACAACCAGACAAGCCCCTTTGCCCTGCTGTTTGAGTTTGACGGCGACAAGAAGGCCACCCGCCACGTGCTGTATAACTGCACGTGCACGCGCCCCAGTGTCTCGGGAGGCACCACGACCAACACCAAAAAGCCCAATACCGAGACCATGAATCTGACGGCCTCTCCCCTGCCCAACGGTAACACGAAGGCCCGGACTACGGTGGACACGCCGGCCGCCCAGTACGCCGGCTGGTATGACGCGGTATGGCAGCCGCTTGGGCAGTTGGTGGTGACCAGTGCTGCCGGCGCGACGTCCGGCAAGACAGCTCTGACAGTCGCTCCCGAGCTGACCAGCGGGAACAGCTATAAGTATCAGACCTCCGCCTCTGTGGCGCTTCCGGCCTATGGAGAGGTGCTCAGTGACGGATGGATCGACTGGGACGGCAGCGAGGAGCTCACCGCCACCACCGGGCAGCAGATTGCTGTGGTGGAGGTCAACGCCGATGACCAGGCGATGGCCGGCGGCGTTGCCACGGTCACCTCTAACGGAGGCTGACCATGGAGAAAACGATTGAAATCGACGGCCGCCCGGTGACGTTCCGGGCGACCGCCGCAATCCCCAGATTGTACAGGATTCGGTTCCACCGGGACATCATGCAGGACATGGCCCTCATGCGTAAAGAGATCCTCAAGGCCCAGAAGGAGAAAAAGAGTGTCCCTGTGGACATGCTCACCGTTTTTGAAAATGTGGCGTTCCTGATGGCCAAGCACGCGGACCCGGGCATGTCGGCTAATACTGTAGAGGATTGGCTGGAGACCTTCAGCTCCTTCAGCATCTACATGGTATTCCCCGTGATCTCCGAACTCTGGACGGAAAATATCCGGACCCTTGTGGAGGCTAAAAAAAAACAAGGCCGATAGACCGGCCAATGACCACCGCCCTGTTTTTGCTGCGGGCCGGACAGATGGGGTTGTCCATGTCGGACCTGGAACTCCTAACCATCGGAATGGTCTGGGACATGATGACGGAATCCGCCAATGACCACTGTACGTACGAGCAGCTCCCGACACAGGATGATTTCGATAATTTCTGAGGAGGTGAAGCGTTGTGGCAAGCAGAATCAAGGGCATTACCATTGAAATCAACGGTGACACCACCAAGCTCACCCAGGCGCTGCGGGAGACCGATACGCAGCTATCCACCGTGCAAAAAAATCTGCGGGATGTGGACCGGCTGCTGAAACTGGACCCCACCAATACGGAGCTGCTTGCCCAGAAGCAGCGGCTTCTGGCGGAGCAGTCCGCCCTCGCGGCGGATCGGCTGGCGCAGATGGAGGATGCTGCGAATCATCTCGACAGCTCTCTCAGTCAGAGCCAGCTGGATGATTTTAACCTGGAGCTGGAACTGACGCGGGCCCGGGCGAATCTCGCGGAGCAGGAACTCCGGGATTTTGAGCAGAGGCTGAATGATGTGGGGGACTCCGCGGGGGATTCCTCGGATAATCTGGATGATGTGGGCGATTCCGCCGATAGGATGGATGATGGCTTTTCCCGGGCGGATGGCATTATCTCCAACTTTGTGGGCGGGGCAATGACCATGCTGCTGGACATAGCGCTTCAAGCCGCTGCGGCGATCTGGAATCTGGATGAGGCCACGGAGGAGTACCGGGAATCCGTGGCTCTGCTGAATACCGCATTTGAGACCGCGGGGTTCACTTCAGACACGGCCAAACAAGCCTATGAGGGATTTTACGAAATCCTCGGAGACAAAGGACAAGCTACAGAGGCGGCCCAGTTGCTAGCTCAGCTTGCCACAAACGAACAGGATGTGGCAAAGTGGATCGATATAGCAGCAGGTGTTTACGGGAGATTTGGAGAGTCAATCCCAATCGAATCGATGATTGAAGGCGCCAACGAAACGGCTAAGACCGGGCAGGTTACCGGGACCCTGGCGGACGCCTTGACTTGGGTCGGCCTGAGTGAGGAGGAAGTCAATGCCCAGCTGTCCATGCTGAATGACGAGACACTCCGTGCCCGGCTGCTGATGGATCTGCTGTCCAATACATACAAGACCGCCAGCGAGTCTTTCTACGAAAACAGTGAGGCCATCCGCGAGTCACGGCAGGCTCAACTGGAGATGGATGATACTTTGGCCATACTGGGACAGTCTGTGGCGAACCTCAAGACACAGCTGGCCGAAGCCTTTGGGCCAAGCGTCCTTGAGTTGATATCTGCCATCGCGGATTTGTTGGAAACGTTGTCCCCAATTATCAACCTTATCCTCAAAAATATCATCACTGTCATTGATGCAGTGACGCTCCTAATCGGACTACTTGCGGATGCGGTGGGTTGGCTCCTTGATCTGCTGGGCCTTGGCGGGAAAGGCGGAGATATTGAGGTCACAACATCCGGTTCCGGGAGCCGTACCATGGCGGACGCTTCGGCTTACAGCATCCCCGCATTTGCGTCCGGCGGTGTGATCCCGCCAAACAATCCATTCCTGGCCGTCCTGGGCGATAACCGGCAGGAGCCGGAGGTGGTCGCGCCCTATTCCACCATCAAGCAGGCCGCCCGGGATGCCATGGCCGAGCGCGGAGGGACTGGGCAGATCACCATTGTGCTACGGGCAGCCGATGGATTTACGCGGAATCTCTCCTATTCGTTGGATCAGGAATCCGCCCGGCAAGGCGTGCGCCTGGTCAGCACAAAGGGGGTATGAGCGTGCAGGTTATCATGGATGGTGTATCTTACCGGCTCAATGTGCGCTATGAGACCCTGGGGCGCTCTTTCCGGCTGGACGAAGGCCAAAACGCCGGAACAATGCTTTCCGGAGACTACACCAGAGACCTCATGGGCACCTATTACGATTATTCCATGGAGGTGGAGCCGGATCCCCGGTTTCCGGCCGACTACGATGCCTTTTATGAGGCAATCTCAGCCCCAGTCTCCAGCCACAGCCTTACCCTTCCGTATGGGCAGAGCACCATTACCTTTGACGCCATGGTTTCTGAAGGTACAGACCTCTATCGGGGGAAAGTGGCCAACCGCACACGCTGGGGAGGCCTGCAGGTACAGTTCACGGCCAAAAAGCCGCAGAGGACGCCTACATGAATCAGATTATTTACAGCAAATGGGTGTTTGAGGATGACGACATCCGCTCCGCGCAAATCTACCGTGCCACGTCCCTGATCGCGGACAGTTTGGAGCCCAACACCTTAAACGCCACAGTCCGGTGCAGTGACAGCAGCATCCTCGAATTCGAGCAAGATACCCGGCTGACCTATGTCCACAGCACAGATCTGCCGGCCTATTTTTACATCCAGGACATCACCCGCACGGGGCCGGACGAGTACGCAATATCCGCGATGTCCGCCATTGGGCGGCTCATCCATGGGGAACAGCACTACGGCGGCATCTACACCGGGCAGACTGTGGGACAGGTTATCCCAGAAATCTGCGGTCCGGTGCCCTGCGTCGTCAAAACAAATCTGCAAGACGTACAGATATATGGTTGGCTGCCAATCGCATCCCGCCGGGACAATCTGGCGCAGGTCCTGTTTGCCGTCGGCGCATGGATCAGGGATGATCTGGATGGAGTTCTCCACATTGAGCGGCTTTGGGACGGGTATACCGCCAATATCACACAGGCGCAGATCTACCAGGGTCCCAGTATGTCCTACGGGGCAAAGGTCACGCAAGTGGTTGTCACAGAGCACCAGTACGTTCAGGGGGGAGAGGAGGTCACGCTCTTTGAGGGACAGTCCCAGCAGGGCGACATCATCACATTCTCCGAGCCTGCATACAACCTTCGCGCCTCTGGGTTCAGCATTTTGGAGAGCAATGCCAACTATGCCAAGATCACGGCTGGAAATGGCACACTTATAGGCTCGGCCTATATCCACAATACCCGCCAGGTCTCAGCTGATGTCTCCCAGGCAGCAGAGCCCAATGTGGTGACTGTATCGGACGCCACGCTGGTGTCCTTGGTCAACTCATCCGATGTGGCCCAGCGTCTGGCGCAGTATTACGCCTGCCTGGCTACTTTTGACGGAGACATCCTGCCGGGGCAACAGCTGGATGGCAATGTGGTCGGCATCTATGATCCGTTTGACCGACAGATGGTCCAGGCGTGCCTCAAGAGCCTGGACATCAAAATATCCGGAACGCTCAAGGCCACCGTGTCTGCACTGGTGGGATTCAAGCCGCCGCAGGTGGATGACTCCCAGACGCTGGATGAGCGCATCGTGCTCACCGGGTCGGGAACTTACCAAATCCCGGCTGGGACTACTTTGATCCGCTATGTTTTGATTAGCGGGGCCCAGGGAGGACATTGCGGACAAAAAGGCGGGGATGTCGGCACGTCGCCGTCCGTATCCTGGTCTGATCCTACGTGGGGGGACCAATACCGAGGCTGCGGATTGGCTGACGGCGGTGCGGGCGGAGAAGGCGGTGCTCCGGGTGCAGGCGCCAGGATCCTCGAAGGGACCCTGGATATCTCTGATATAGCATCCATCCCGTACAGCTGCGGCGTAGGTGGCCTGGGTGCTGCCTATGACCCGGAAGATCCGGATGGCTCTGCCGGCAGCGACACAGGACTCGGCGCTGCAACCACAGCTGGAGCACAAGCCCCGGAGGGTGGATACACAGATCCCATCACCGGGGAAAAATACGGAGGAATCGGTGACCAGGGAATCCCCGGAGGCAAGGGCGCGGGGAAGGCGGCCGAAGTCACAACCGTTGACGATGAGACAGTCCAGCTCTTTGATCCTGCGGAAAGTGTCACCGACGAGGACGGCAATACCTGGATCGGTGGCTTGACCGAAACTGAAGCGGATGCTCCGGATCGTGTGGCTATGGAGATGCGGGAGAATGATGGGGCCCGCATTTGGTATAGCCGGGGCTTAGGGGCAGGCGCGGCCGCTGGTGCAAACGGCAGCGGGCCGGGTCCAGAGGCATCCGTCTCTGTGCGCTCGTCTTCGATTGTAGCAACTGCTGCATCTGGTCTGGATGGAGCGACGCCGGCCCTGACACCCAAAAAGCCTGCCCAGTATGGCAAAGGCGGCCGCGGCGGTTATGGCGGCGGTGGTGCCAGCTCAGGAGGCCTTGCCATCGGCTCCACAGATTCCTCGGATTACACGGTTTCAATCACTGCCGGAACCGGAGGAATCGGCGGTAATGGCGGTCCTGGGGGCCCTGGCGGAGACGGCTGTATCATTCTGTACATCAGCCGCGCTATCCCGCAGGAGAGCGGCCCGCTGGTGACTTCGGACGCAAAATGGTTTTTGGACAAGTATGGCCGAAGATTCATCACCTGAGGAGGTTACCAAATGGCAATAACGATTGAAGAACTCGCTGCAAAAGTTGCTGAACTCGAACAGCAGATGGCAGCAATCACGGCCCCGCCTACCGAGTATTACACCAGTGCATACAGTGGGGAGGAAATTGATGCCGCTGTCAAAAAGGTATCTGAAGGATTGGCTGGTGGCGTGACCTCCTTCAATGGCCGGACCGGTGCGGTGTTGCCCCAGTCCGGGGACTACAACGCCACACAGATCCCGGTGAGCGGAGAGCCGGAGGCGGAGACCGTTGCGGCGGCTTTGTCCAATAAGGCGCCCGCGGGGTTTGGCTTCGGGGATGCGATACAGGAAATTGCGACCACCAGCGCGGAGGAATCCTATGAGACATACTGCGCCAAGGTAGACGCTGTACTGGATGCGATGCCTGACAAGACCGCAAAACTGGTGCGGGCCTATCCGCCGGCAATGTACGGCAATGCAGGTACTACGATATCGCTCTTATACAAAGGCGATGCAAACTACGCGGTCCTATCCAATATCGGCAGTGCAGACGTGGGGCTGTGCGGATGGCGGATGTTCAAGCTACGCTATCCATCATCGTCGAGTCCAGCAGTGTGGATGCCGTTTGAATGGGAGAATCCGCCCATGAAAATCGGCGTCGAGTACCGCACCACTGAGCGATACAACGGCAAACCTGTGTTTGTGATGGCTGTGGACGGCGGAGCATTCCCGGACAATTCATTAAAAGCAATGGAAGTCAAAATCCCGGATACCAGCGGTCAGGTAAAGATGCTTGATTGCTATGGCGTATTGGACAACGGGACGCAAATTCCAGGGCTTTTGGAAGACTCTATTTTCGACGCATCAAACTATCTTGGCCTGTTTACACAGAACGGGAATGGGAAGTTCACAATTTCGGTCGGGTCTGGCCGTACAGTCGGATTAAACTTCACCCTATTCTTGAAATACTGGAAGGAGGGCACATGAAGATCATCAAATATCAGCTGGCAACGGAGGTCAATCACGGCACCCCTGAGGAGCCGGACATCGAGACGGTGCTCTCCGGTGTTACGATGCCTTACACGGAGGCGAATTACGCCATCGCCCAGGCGGAGGCGTATCAAGGGCAGATCACCGTGGGGGAAGACGGAGTCCCCGCGCCGTCTCCCACAGCCCAGGAACAGCTGCGGGCGGATGTGGATTTCTTGGCGGCCATGCAGGGGGTGGCGTTATGACAGTGTATGATATGGCGAGGGCCTACTATCCCCGCCTTTGGGACGATGGGCGTCTGAATCAGCTGATAGCCGCCGGGCGGCTGTCTGCCGAGGAAGCCGCACAAATCAGGGCAGATTCGCAAGCTCCGGTATCTGAGGCCAAGTAATAGAATCGGGGAAATGCTCCTGTTGGGGCACATCCCGCAGGGCCTGCCGGTAGGTTTTGACCGCTTCCAGCGACTGCGCATCCAACGGGGAATCCGGCAGCACCGCCCAGTCTGTGGCCGCCAAAAGCCGGTCACGCCGCGCCCGGATTTCATCCGCGGTTTCCGGCACCTCCTCCACGGTGACCTCACCTTGCCATGCCTCAGACAAGGCCATCTGGTAGTCGGTCTCCGTGGTGTAAGGCATGGAGACATCGGAGAGTACGGTTTCCATCATCGGCTTCTCCGGGGTTCCGTGGTTGGCCTCCGTAGCCAGTTTGTATTTCAGGATCTTCATGGTGTTCACCTCAATCAGTTGTTTTTGTGTAACGCAAAACCAGATATACATAACTGGCGGATACATCCGAATTTGTCGTGATCCGGATATTGGAGGCATTGATCTGAATACTGTCAAGCGCAGGCGTTTCGATCAGATTGGCGCCCCCCATCATCCCTGTGTATGAGACAAGCTGGCTGAAATTCTCTATCCCATGAGAGACGTCTTTGTACGTGGCATTTGGTGCCTGACCGAAATTGATTGCTTTGGCATACACAAGTTTGCCGTTGTACCTCTCTGCAGTCCTGTATTCCACGCCTAACTGCATGGGGGGATTGATCCACTCCCAGGGTGACCACGCCTGTTTACCGTTGTTGTAATAGCGAGTGGCGATGCATCCCATGAAAGAGGCATTATTGCCATAGTATATTTGAGCAATTCTGTTTCCTTCGCTGCCAGACAGGACCAAAAGCGGAGAAAATCCCGCGCCAGTGTCGGCAGGGCCGTTTTGATAGGTGCCAGCGACGGTATAGAAACCGCTCTCTACCGCCTCATTGAGGTCATTAACGTACGGACCATACGTGCCCAGCCCAAACCCGCCGGGCGCCTTATTGGACTAAGACACCCTCCTGCTATACTGGTGCGGGAGGTGTTGCGTATGGACGCAAAGACGGAGCTGGAGCGGAGGCTGGTAGGACTAGCCCCCGGTATGGAGGCGGAGATCAGACAGGTCCTGGAGGCGTACCGGATCACCTGGGCGGAGACGGACGGCGCACAGGCGCTCCGTGAGCGGATCGAGTCATTCCTGGCGGCGAAGCGGATCGACGGCCTGTCCCAGAAAACCCTGAAAGACTATGGCTTCGTGCTGCGGTCTTTTGCGCGGAATGTAGACAGGCCGCCGGAGGAGATCACTGCCGACGATGTCCGGCGGTATCTGGCCGGGCTGTCGGAGCGAGGGCTGAAGAACGGGAGCATCGTCACCCACGCCAACACACTGCGGAGCTTTTTCGCATGGCTGGAGCTGGAAGACGTGATCGGAAAAAGCCCCATGCGGAGGATCAGGAGCCGGAGCGTGGACCGGACGGCGTCCCGCCGCCCTCTGACAGAGGCGGAACTGAGCCAACTGCGGAAAGGCTGCCGGAACATCCGGGACCAGGCGCTGGTAGAATTTCTGTCCTCCAGCGGCTGCCGGTTGAGCGAGGCGGCATGGATTCGTGCGGAGCAGGTGGATTGGAAGCAGAGGAGTGTACGCGTGCTGGGGAAAGGGCGGAAAGTTCGGACGGTGTTCTTCTCCGTCCGGGCTGGACAGCTTCTGCGGGAATACCTGAGTCAGCGGGAGGGCGGAGACGCGCTCTTCGCGGCGGTCAGAGCGCCATGGAGCCCTTTGACGCCGGGAGGCATTGAGAAAGCCCTGGCACGAATCGGGCAGCGGGCCGGGCTGGAACGGCGGGTCCACCCCCATATCCTGCGGCATACCTTTGCTACGCAGGCTCTGAAAGGCGGGATGGCGCTGCCGGTGATTCAGCAGCTCCTGGGGCATGAGGACCCCAAAACCACCATGATCTACGCCGCGATTCTGCCGGAGGCGGCGCGGCGGGCATATAGGAAAACATTTGACCGAAAGGAGAACGACCATGAATGAAACGACTGTAACCACGGTAAAGGCCGCCATCGCGGCGGCGGTGGCTACCATGACGGCCCTGTGGGGCTGGTTCGGGTGGCTGGTGATCGCCTGGGTGCTGCTGATGCTGGCGGACTGGCTGATCGGCAGCGCGGCGGCGGCCAAGGAGGGGCGCTGGTCCAGCGCCAAGATGCGGGAGGGCGCCTGGCACAAGGGCGGTATGATCCTGGTGGTGTGCATCGCCCTGGTGGCGGACTGGCTGATCGGGAGCATCCTGGGCCATATCCCGGCGGTGTCCCTGCCCTTTGATTATTCTGTCTTGCTGGCGCCGCTGGTGATCGTCTGGTACATCATCGGAGAGCTGGGCTCCCTGGCGGAGCACGCCGTCACCTTTGGGGCACCTGTCCCCTCCTGGCTGCGCAATATTTTGGAGATCGGCAAAAACGCCGTCGACGCCGCCGGAGAGAGCATCGCCGGCGAGAGTAGCGGAGACGATTCCAAGGACGGTTGAAAGTAAAAACGACGTCCCCCGGGAAGGGACGCCGCAATATGCCCGGTGTACGAAAATAGAGAGACATACACATTAAGGAGGTTTCGGGCATAGTTATATGCTTACATTATCAGCAACCGGTGGTCAAGCCGGAAATTTGAAAGGAGAACCGCTTATGAAAACCATCGAAGAAATCATTCTGAACTACACCAAGGGGGAGAAAGACCTGCCGGAAACCAACGAGGCCCTGAAGGAGGCAGGCAGCAACATCTATCTGAACCCTGACCGGAACAAGCTGACTGAGGAGGAGAAGCGCAGCACCACTGTGGGTTACTACCCCGACCAGGCAAACGGCTACGGCCTGATGGACCATGGCGTAGGCAGCCTGGAAAAGGTCCATGTGGTGAACGGCAAGACTGTCGACGTGAATATGGGCGCTGAGATCGCCTATGTGTATATCGCCGGGAAAAAGTACGAACTGAAAGGCGATACCCTGATGGATACTAATCCGGAGGACTAATATGGAGACACTGAAGAAGCGCCTGAGCAATCTGCTGGCGGTAAAGAGCATTGTCACCATCGTGTTAACTGCGGTGTTTGCCTACTTGACCTGTACCGGCGGCGTAACCTCCGAGCAGTTCCTGACGGTGTTCACTGTGGTAATCGCCTTCTACTTTGGCACCCAGGCGGAGAAGTGGAGCTCTCAGGCAGAGGGCATTGCCGAACTGCAAGGTGGAGCGATTGTCCTGCCGGAGCAGGCAACGGTTCAAGGCGAAGAAAAACAGGCATAATATGGAGCGGCAGGCGGGGCGATCCTGCCTGCCGCTGTCGATAAGGAGGCAATCTATGCAGTTTGCGGCAACCTACCCGCTGGCGCAGATTCGGCGGGTGCAGATCTACAACAACATCAAGCGGTACCGGGAGACGGAGCTGGACAAAATCCTGCAGGAGACCGGCGGCAGCTTTGTGTTCGGCGGGCCGATCTTCCTCAGCGACCTGTCCGCCTGCTGCCACCTGAAGGGAGACGGCGTGGTGTACGGCGCGCCGGACTACCACGTGTGGGGCATGGCATGGAGTACCGACGCACAGGACTATGCCATGGAGCGGCTGCCCTGTGAGGCGGACAACTACGTGGAGTGCGTGGCCCTCGTCGTGGAGGGGGAGCCGCTGGCGGCGCCCCACTATCAGCCGGACATGGGCGGCAGGCGGTCCCGCCAGGCCATCGGCACCAAGGAGGGGCGGTTTGCCTATCTCGTCACCCAGACGCCCTACACCCCGGAGGAGCTGC